CACACAATATCAGAAACTCCTAGATATGGAGCTGGTGGTAAAATATATAAAGAAAAATTATATAGTGTAATAAAAGGCAATCAAAGAGTAACACAAGCTGTTCGATTAGGTTATACACATATAGAGAGTGTTATAGTTGATGAAGAACACCCGAGTTGTGGTACAGATGACTGTTGCAAGGAATGTTAAATGTCTGAAAATTATTTAGGAAATCCGAATCTCAAAAAGATCAATACACCTGTTGAATATACACAAGAACAAATTGTGGAATATCAAAAGTGTGCTAACAATCCATTGCATTTTATGGAAAGTTATATTAAGATAGTATCACTTGATGAGGGTTTAGTGCCATTTAAGATGTATGGTTTTCAAAAAAAGATAGTTGATACCATTCATAATAATAGGTTTACTATTTGTAAACTACCTAGACAGTCTGGTAAATCAACAACTACAATTTCATATCTTTTGCATTATGCTTTATTTAATCCCAATTCAAACATAGCCATACTAGCAAACAAAAGTTCTACGGCTAGAGATATATTAGGAAGACTGCAACTTGCTTATGAGAACTTACCGAAGTGGATGCAACAAGGTGTAATTAATTGGAACAAAGGTAATATAGAATTAGAAAATAAATCAACCATTGTGGCGGCCGCTACATCTTCAAGTGCCATTCGAGGTGGCTCTTATAATATTATTTTCCTTGATGAGTTTGCCTTTGTACCTACAAATATTGCTGAGTCATTCTTTAGTTCAGTTTATCCTACAATATCTGCTGGTACTAAAACTAAAATGATTATTGTATCTACACCCTATGGTATGAACCAGTTTTATAAATTATGGACAGACGCAGAAAATAAACGAAACGATTATATACCAATTGAAGTGCATTGGTCAGAGGTGCCAGGTAGAGATGAAGCTTGGAAAGAACAAACAATACGTAACACAAGTGAGGAACAATTCCAACAAGAGTTTGAATGTGTTGACGGTAATACGATAGTCGAAACGGAAGATGGTAAAATAAAAATAGAAGATTTATATAAAAAATTATAGATAAAGAAAAAAGAGTTAAGGTAATGTTTAGAACCAATACAGATAATATAAAAATATTAAGTCCAAGTGGATTTTCTAATTTTAACGGCATTCAAAAGGTTGAAAGAGACCTCTATCAACATATTATCTTTGATGATAAGTCTGAAATAAAAACTTCTATTAACCACCCTTTTGGTAAAGATAAAATATTAGCGAGAAATATAAAAGTAGGAGATTATTTAAATAGTAAGAAGGTTTTATATAATGAGTTGGTTAATGAAAAAATTACTTTATATGACCCTATAAATGTAGAAAAAGAAAACTTATATATTACTAACGGTGTTATTTCTCATAATTGTGAGTTTTTAGGTTCAGTAAACACACTTATAAATCCTGCTAAAATTAAAAATATGCCTTACATGAATCCTTTAAAATCTTCAGGTAGTGTAGAAGTATTTGAAGCTCCAGTTAAAGGCCGTACCTATGTTTGTACCGTTGATGTATCCAGAGGTGTTGATAAAGATTATTCTGCCTTTATTGTATTTGATGTAACACAAATGCCTTTTAAGGTTGTGGCTATTTACAAAAACAATGAAGTTAAACCTTTTGTTTTTCCAAATATTATAGAACAAGTTTGTAAAGGGTATAACAGAGCTCATATCTTAACGGAAGTTAATGATATTGGCCAACAGATTGCCGAAGCGTTACAGTTTGAGATAGAGTACGATAACATATTAATGACGACACAGAAAGGTCGTGCTGGACAAGTCTTAGGTGCCATGTACAGCGGTCGTGGTTCATCATTAGGTGTAAGAATGACCAAACAGATTAAGAGAATAGGTTGTGCTAATATAAAGACACTTATAGAGAGTGATAAGGTCTTAATCAATTCATTTAAGATTATTGAGGAGATTTCAACCTTTACTAAAAGAGGCCAGAGTTATCAGGCTGAAGACGGTTCTAATGATGATTTGATGATGTGTTGTGTTATGTTTGGTTGGTTATCTAATCAACCTTATTTTAAAGAGTTAACCAATACAAATGCTCGTCAACAAATGTATGTGGATCAACAGAATTTGATAGAACAGGATATGGCTCCTTTTGGATTTTTAGATGATGGTATTAATGAACATGAGGAGAAAACCGTAGATGAATACGGAGATGTTTGGTCCTCCGCTGAAATACGAAAAGGTATGTAATTCCAAGTTATTATAAATATCTGTATAATGAAACTTTGACTATGGGCGTATGAATAATACGATTTTTGAACAATAAACAAATGTTAACAAAACAATTAATAGGAGAATAACCAATGGCATTTCAAGTATCACCAGGCGTTCTCGTACAAGAAAAAGATTTAACTAGAGTTATACCCGCAGTATCAACATCAATTGGTGCTATTGCTGGTGATTTTCGTAAAGGACCTTTAGACGAGGTTGTGGCTATTTCTAGTGAACAAGAGCTTGTAGAAACATTCGGTAAACCAGATTCAAGTAACTTTGAATACTTTTTTACTGCCGCTAATTTTCTACAATACTCTAATGCTTTAAGAGTAGTACGAACATCTAATACAAGTATATCCAATGCTAACACATCTGGATCAACTGTACTTATAAGTAATAATGAAGACTATCAATCAAACTATTCTACAGGACAAGGTGTTGTAGGATCGTGGGCAGCTAGAACAGCAGGAGCATGGGGTAATAACCTTTCTGTTTCTGTTTGTGAATCAGCAGCCGCTTTTGAAACGTTAGTAGCAACAACTGTAAATGACGCATCTACAGCTACTGGCGACACTGCAATAATATTAACTGATTCATCTGACATAATCATTGGCGACATTGTATCGTTTTCAACTACAGCCGCTACAAGCGATTATACAGACGGACATGAATATAGAGTAACAGCAAACGACTCAGGAACAGATACTATCACTATCGTTAGAAAAGAATCAGGAAGTAACGGCTTACACGCTGCTATAACTGACGGTGTTAACGTTAGAAGAAGATGGAGATATTATGATTTTGTTGACGGCGCTCCAGGTACATCACCTTACGCTTCAGCAAGAGGTGGTTCTAATGATGAGATGCACATTGTAGTCATTGACGAAGATGGTGGCGTTTCAGGTACTGTTGGCGAAGTTATTGAAACTTACTCTAAAGTATCAAAAGGCGCTGACGCTAAAACAAGCGAAGGCGGAGTAAACTATTATCCAGATGTTGTCTTTAATAGATCAGCATACATTTTCTGGATGGACCACTCAACTTTGGGTGCAACTAATGGCTTTGGTTCTAATGTAGTAAGTAAAGACTTTAACTCTACATCAGCAATTACAGCTACAGTTACAGCTTCATTGTCAGCAGGCTCTGATGGTTCAGCAACAACAGCTGGCCAATTAAAAACTGCTTACGAGAAGTTTATTGACTCTGACACTGTTGACGTTGGTTTAATCATTGGTGGTAAAACACCTAATGAAACAATTGGAACTCCAGGCGAGGGTAAAAATCACATAAATGATCTTTTACAAATTGCTGAAGATAGAAAAGACGCTATTGCGTTTGTTTCTCCTCCAAGAAACCACGTTGTTGATATAACTAATACAACTACAATCACTAATAATATTATTAACTTCTATGAAGATATCAATTCTTCTTCATATGTTGTTTTTGATAGTGGTTACAAATATATGTACGACAGATATAGTGACGTATATAGATATGTACCATTAAATGGTGATATGGCTGGTTTGGCTGCTAGAACAGACTTAACAGCTGACGCTTGGTACTCACCTGCTGGATTTAACAGAGGTCAAGTAAGAGGCGTAGTTAAACTTGCTTACAATCCAACTAAAGCACAAAGAGATCAATTGTATCCTAAGAGAGTAAATCCTGTGACATTTTTCCCAGGACAAGGTACAGTTCTTTTCGGTGACAAAACTGGATTATCAGCACCGTCTGCTTTTGATAGAATAAACGTAAGAAGATTGTTTATTGTATTAGAAAAGGCAATAGCAACTGCTTCTAAATTCCAATTGTTTGAGTTCAATGATGAATTCACAAGAGCGAACTTTAGAAACATTGTAGAGCCTTTTTTAAGAGAAGTACAAGGTAGACGAGGTATCACAGACTTTTTAGTAGTATGTGATGAAACTAATAACACAGGTGAAGTAATTGATAGAAATGAATTTATAGCTGAGATATTTATTAAACCAGCTAGAAGTATCAACTTTATTACATTATCATTTATCGCAACACGTACTGGCGTTTCGTTTGACGAAGTGGCTGGTGGTTAAGTTTAGAAAAGGAGAAATAAACAATGCCAAATATAAATGACTTCAAAGCTAAACTTGCTGGCGGTGGCGCTAGAGCCAATCAGTTTAAGGTAACAATGCCTTTTCCTGGTTACGCACAAGTTGGTGGCGAAATAGAAGACTTAGCATTTTTATGCCAAGGAACTTCAATCCCAGCTATGGATGTAGGAATCGTAAATGTTCCTTTCAGAGGTAGAAATATCAAAATAGCAGGTGATAGAACAATACCAGAATGGTCTGTGACTGTTTACAATGACACAAACTTTAAGTTGAGAAATGCTTTCGAAAGATGGCAGAATGGTATCAATAACATGTCTGATAACGAAGGATTAACAAATCCTGTTGATTATCAAGTAGATGCATTTATTGATCACTTAGACAGAAACGGTAATACAGTTAAATCTTACACATTGAGAGGGGCTTTCCCCACTTCTATTGGTGAGATTGCTTTAGATTACGAAGAAAAGACTGCGATCGAAACTTTTCCAGTAACCTTTAATTACCAATTCTTTGAAACAAACACTACAACTTAATATTAATATCAGAGGGGCTCCGGCCCCTCTTTTTAAACTCTTATAAGTAGTAG